CTTCCTAGCTACTATAAGTGGCGGCTACGAGCGTTTTCAGCGCGAAATTCAACGGTCTGTAGATGACGAGGCTAACCTGATTGTAATAGTAGAACAAAAATTATCAAAAATACTTTATTTTAATCAACAGCGTAAAAAGAATACGGGCGGTTTAGTTTATGGCAAAGTAAAAGCTACCCCAGAATTTATATTCCATAGAGTGAGAAGTTTATGTCAACAATACCCTTCGATTCAGTTTTTGTTTGTAGATGGTAAAACAGAATCATCAAGAGTAATAGAAAAAATATTTACAAGTGGATGCATTCATAAAAAAGTAGATTTACAATTAGCATACGATACTAAAAAACTGTAATGTGGTACGCGAATCCAAATTTAGCCAAAGAAGTAGAAGACGTAAACAAAACTCTTCTAAAACTTGAAGGCGAGCTTGACGACAAAGAAGCTAAAATTACTTTAGCTAAGTTTCTTAGAAATAATTTAGCTTTTACCACAGAACTAATCTCAGGTTTAAAGCTTGCCCCTTTCCAAGAAATAACTTTGAGGGGTATGCTTGATAAAAACTTTTCAATGTGCGTTTGGGGTCGTGGTTGCGGTAAAACATTTATCGCTTCTGTATTTTGCTTTTTGCAATGCATATTTGAACCCGGAACGAAGATTCTTATTGCTGGGCCAACTTTTCGTACTGCACGTTTTATCTTTAACAATTTAGAGAAAATCGTAAACTCCAAAGGGGCAGAGCTATTGTCTCAAGCGTTTTCCATAAAGCCATCCAAAAGAAACGACCAATACGAATGGCAAATAAACGGTGGGTCAATCACAGCGGTTCCGTTATCAGGCGAAAAGATTCGTGGTTTTCGTGCAAACATTCTTGTTCTTGACGAGTTTCTTCTTCTGCCGGAAGAAATAATTAAAACAGTTCTCATGCCTTTCTTGGTTGCTCCTCAAGACATGGCAGAGCGTATTAAGATTCGTGAGATGGAAGATGATCTAATCAAGGCTGGCAAAATGCAAGAGAAAGATCGAATGGTTTTCGAAAACAATTCCAAAATGGTGGCTTTGTCTTCTGCCTCGTATACTTTCGAGAACTTGTACAAGACTTACAAAGATTGGACAGAAAAGATTTATAACCCTGCCGAGGGAACTGATTCTACTTATTTTATTTCGCAGATGAGCTATGAATCTCTTCCGGAGCAGATGGTCGATAAGACTATTATCGAGGAAGCAAGATCAGGTGGTACATCAAACTCGTCGTTTCAGCGGGAGTACTGTGCTCAATTTACTGATGGATCAGACTCATACTTCAGTGCTAAAAAGATGCACGAGTGTACGGTTCCTGATGGTCAAGAGCCAACTACTTTAATAAAAGGTGAGGCTGGAAAAAAATACATATTAGGAATTGACCCCTCGTTTTCAAATAGTCCAAGCTCTGACTTCTTTGCCATGTCTCTTCTCGAAATGGACGATCAAACTAATCAGGGTATACTTGTTCACAGTTATGCTGTTGCTGGCGGAGATTTAAAACAACATATAGATTATTTATATTATTTAATTACTAATTTTGATATTGAGATGATCTGTATTGATAATGCTGGTTTTGGTTTTATTGATAGTTGTAATGAGTCTGAGTTATTTACAAAAGCTAATTTAAATTTAGATTTCTTCGATTTTGATACGAATAAAGAAGGCGTAGATTACCAAAGAGAAATCGGAAGAGCAAGAAGACAATATAATAAAGAATCTGGAAGAATTGTTTTCAAGCAGGTATTTATTTCTGAATGGCTAAGAAAAGCCAACGAGCATCTACAGGCTTGCATCGACCACAGGAGAATTTGGTTCGCATCTAAGACCACCGCCAATGGTCCAGTTTTCAACAAGCAAACAACAAGACATATTCCAACTAAACTTACTGGCGCGGAAAATATTCTAGACCTAATAGAAACGCAGGACGATCTGGTTTACCAGACAAAGAAACAATGCGCTATGGTTGAGGTTAAAAGCACCGCAAGAGGTACGCAGACATTTGACCTTCCGCAGCATTTAAAACGCTCCACAAGTCCAAACAGAGCCAGAAAAGATAATTATACAACACTTATGTTAGCAAATTGGGCTTTGAAATCATATTATGATATGATGAAGGTAGATAAAGAATCATTAAATACTACTTTTAATCCAATAATGATACCGTAATAGTGTAATTATTTAAGAAAATGGCCGATAATAGAATCAGAATCACGCAAATGCATACTCCAGATATTTCTGGGTACGTGCAGGATGTAATTAATAATAATAATCTTTCTGGCCCGACAGGTCCAACGGGTCCACTAGGAAATACTGGAGCAATCGGTCAAACTGGCCCCAGCGGCGCAACGGGTTCTGTTGGTTCTACAGGCCCAATAGGAGGCACGGGTCCAATCGGATCAACAGGTCCAATAGGCGTTACTGGGCCTACTGGTCAAGATAGCACCGTGGCTGGCCCAAGCGGAGCCACTGGCCCTGTAGGCCCAACGGGACCGGGAGTTACTTACGACGCTAGTGGATTACTTGTTTTGGAAACCGGATTTAATGTTGCTAAAACAGGAGTTTTCTCTGGTGCAAATGACGGCTTAATTTATGTAGAATCAAGCAATGATGATTTGATTATCAGAAAGAGAAATCAAAACGTTCAAATTTCTGTCGATGGCAATGCTGGTAATGTTGGTATAAAGCTACCAACAGGAACTACTCCTGCGTATGATTTAGATGTTTCTGGAGACGCTGGTTTTAGAGGTAGTTCTTCTAATAAAGTATTAGTATCTCATGAAACTTCTGGGTCAGAAATAAAAATTCACGAATCTGGTGGCATAGCCAAAGTCAAGCTTTCGTCTCATGAAGATAGTTGGTTTATTGGTGGTAATTTAGGAATCGGTGATTCAAGCCCATCGTATTCTGTTGATGCTACTGGAAAAGGTAGATTCGAGCATGTTATTGTTAGTGGTGCTGCCCCAGCTTCTGCAACTGGTGCTGGTGTCGCTGGACAAATAGCTGTCGGCGGTAGCTTTTTGTATGTTTGCACTGGTGCAAATGCTTGGGGCAGAGTACAACTATCTGGTGGATTCTAAATTTTAAAGAATTTTAATCGATTCTATTCTTGTTTTGACTTTTCAACAAGTTTTGTGTAATATATTGTGTAAATATAGCAGAAAATGAGCCTAAAAAAGAATACAACCACTGGTAAAGCGAAAAATCAAGCTAAAAACGCCGCTGACGACAAACAAAAGCTTTTAGATGTTCAAGAAACTACCCCGCTGATGAGTGAGTTTTCTGGTTCGTCTACCGCGTCAACAAAAACGCGCAGAAATCTTGCAGCAACTCAGGTCAGAAGCGATAGATTCAAAAACATCGAAGATGGCTTAGTGCCTTGGAGATACGCCACAGGTTCAAAGTACACAGCCGCCGGACCAAAGGCTATTGATGTAGAAGAAGCTGTTGCTCTTTGCCAAAAAGCTTATTATAATTTTGCAGTGTTCAGAAACACAATCGATTTGATGACTGAATTCTCTGTAAGCGATATTTATCTTAGAGGAGGAAACAAAAAATCAAGAGCGTTCTTTGAAGCTTTATTTAAGAAGATTAATTTTATGTCTTTTGTAGAAAAGTTTTTCAGAGAGTATTATCGATCTGGGAACGTTTTTATTTATAGATTTGATTCTATTTTAAGGCAAGAAGATTTAAGAAAAATTACTCAAACCTTTGGCTCTGGTTTGTCTTCTTTTGCTGCTGACGCCGCAGCCATTCCAACTAGTTATGTTATTTTAAATCCAGCCGATATTAGATTAACTGGTTCACTAACTTTTAACAGTGGTGGTTATTCTAAGATTGTTACGGATTATGAATTGCACAGACTAAAGAATCCAGCAACTGAAGAAGAAAAAGAAATTGTAGATTCATTGCCCGACGAAGCTAAAAAACAATTGAAGAGCGGCAAGATTTCTTCTTTAATGATTCCGTTGGAAGCTACTAATGTAACTTCGGTATTTTACAAAAAACAAGATTACGAGCCATTTTCTGTGCCAATGGGATATCCAGTTTTGGAGGATATAAACGCCAAAGCGGAGATGAAGAAAATAGACATGGCTGTTGCTCGCACAATGCAGCAAGCGATTCTTCTCGTAACAATGGGAACAGACCCAGAGAAAGGCGGCGTCAACCAAAAGAATTTAGAAGCGATGCAAACACTATTTTCCAACGAGTCAGTTGGTAGAGTTTTGATTGCTGATTATACCACCAAAGCGGAATTCGTTGTTCCAAGAATCGGAGATTTGTTAGACTCTAAAAAGTATGAAATCTTTGATAGAGATATCAGAATGGGCCTCAACAATATTTTGATTGGCGAAGACGAAAAGTTCGCTAACACAAGCATTAAAGTAAAAGTATTTGTTAAGAGATTAAAGCAAGCTCGCAAAGCTTTTATCAATGACTTTTTGTTTCCTGAGATTAAAAGAATTTCACGCCAACTTGGCTTTAAGAATTTCCCAACCCCATACTTTGAAGACATTGATATCAGAGACGATTTATCTTATGCCAAGGTCTATAACAGATTGATGGAACTTGGAATCTTAACTCCAAAAGAAGGACTCAAAGCGATGGAAAACGGTAGACTTCCAGACTTTGAAGATTCTGTTGAAAATCAGATGGAGTTCAAAGAGTTAAGGGAGAACGGTATTTATCAGCCCATCGTAGGCGGAGCAAAAGTCTCTTTAGATGACGAAGAAACTGAAGGCCCCGCCCCACAGCCCGGAAGACCTGATGGTACAGATGGTATTCCCTTGGACGGCCCAAGGACACCCACTGACAATCAGTCTCCGGCATCTACTTTTTATAGCTTGAGCAAAGTAAAAGACAATCTAATTTTAGCTCAAAAATTAACGTCAGAAGTCGAGAAGACTTTGAGACAAAAACATAAAATCAAAAGACTAACCAACAAGCAAAAAGAAGTGGCAAATGATATTTCTGAAATTATTATTGCTAACGAAAATTGTGAAAATTGGATTGATAGTATTGATAATTATGTTAACAACCCAATAGACAGAAACTCAGATAGAGTAAATAAAATAAATAGCTTGGCTTCTGAGCATCAAGTTGATTACTACCTAGCGTCAATCTTGTACGCCAGCCAAAAGGAAAATTAAATTATGAGCGAAAAAAACAATATGAACCAAGACGTTGTATCTTACAATTTTGGTGGAGATGTAGATATATCTTTACCAGATATTCCACTACCAACAGCGCAAGAAAAAACCGATGTTAAGAAAGACGAGTGCGAAGTCGCATTTAAGTTTGCTTTCATTGGCGCAGGTCAAGGTGGCTCGCGGATCGCTGAATCTTTTTATAATCTAGGATACAGAAAACTTTCTGCTATCAATACCGCTCAACAAGATTTAAATACAATCAAGCTTGAGAACAAGCTTTGCATTGGGGACGGCGGCGCAGGAAAAGACCCGTCGAAGGCAGAGAAACTTTTTAACGAAAGAAAAGAAGATGTTCTTGACTTCATGAGGGATTCTTTTGGTGACGACATTGATAGGGTTTTTGTTTGCGCTGGCGCGGGCGGAGGCTCTGGAGCGGGAATGTGTGAACCACTTATTCACGCAGCTAAAGAATTACAAGAAATTGTAAACGCAACAAATAAAAAAGTTGGTTGCATCTTGGCGTTACCAAAGCATTCCGAAGGTAAAAAAGTAAACGAGAACGCTCACAACACTTTAAATAAAGTTTTAAATTTGGTTGAGCAAGGAGTTGTTTCTCCATTAATCATTTTAGACAATGAAAAAGTTCATCAACTCTACCCCGGTCTCGCAGTTGCTCCTTTTTGGAGAACAGCAAACTCAAGCACTGCTGGTCTCTTTCACCTGTTTAACCTAACAGCGTCGAAAGATAGCACGTACTCTTCTTTTGATTCAAACGACTACAAGCAGCTTTTAGATTCTGGCTTGATTGTGTTCGGCGCATCTCCAGTTCCTGATTGGCAAAATGCATCCGACATCACAAAGACAGTTCGTGATAACTTGAGAAATAATATTCTTTCTGGCGGGATCGATTTAAGCACTGGTAATTCTGCTGGCGTTGTAATGATCGGCGGGAAAGAAGTTCTCGACAATGTGCCTCAAGAAAATCTTGACAGAGCATTTGATCAATTCACCAGAATCCTCGGTCCGCATAGCGTTGTGCACAGAGGAATTTATAGCGGTGACAAACCAACGCTTACAGTGTATACTCTAATCGGTGGTCTTGGAAGACCCGAAGAAAAAGTTAACCAATTAAAACAATTGGGAGAGTTACAATAATATTATAATAATTTTTGAGGTGATTTTCTTTTGAATTATCCCTCAGAATAAGTAAAATAAATAAAGGAAAATATATGGCTACTAAAAATACTGATCCGAAACCCGGATATAAAACTACCGAATTTTGGCTTTCCGCTCTTTGTGCGGTGGGTTCATTGCTTTGGGGTGCGGGTATCTTAAACCCTGAAGGTGCTGGAACAGCAAACCAAGTTTTTGGTTTTGTTGCATCGGCATTGGCAGCTTTGGGATATACCGTTTCCAGAGGTCTCGCCAAGAAACAAGGTTAATTCTAAATGGCTTGGTTAACTGCATTAATTAAAGCTGTGCTGGAGTTATTCGTGGCTGAAGCCAAGAAAGACACCAAAGCCAGTGATGCAGATGATACGCCAAAAGAATTAAAAGATAGATGGCGCAGACGCATAGAAGAACAAGAAAATAAAAAATGAGAAAATTACTACTTTTATCTTCTGTAATCTTTTTGGTTGGCTGCGGTTCTACTAGAGTTGTTTTTGTTGACACTCAAGCAGATTTAGTTAGAATCGGACCCGATGTTGAAGGAAAGGTTTACATTCGCAAAGATGGCGAATGGGTTCTTTCTAAAAACAAGGTCAAGCTTCCAGAAGGTTGGTATGCAGGAGGATTACCCAAAGAGTAATCTTTAGTACTTCTATAATATAAATAAACAAGACCCGCATTTTTGCGGGTTTTTTTTGTGTCGATTTACTTAATTAAGTGTATTTATTACTACGCACCAAATGAGAAAAGTGAAAACAAAAATGAGAAAATACCCCCATCAAGAAAACTTGTTTTACCCAACCAGAACAAGTATAAGAGGCGGCTTAGTTAACACTAACGATGGCGTCGCATTTTTCGTTCTTATTGTTTCAATGTTGTTTTTCTTAGGGTTTGGCATTTTAAGTGTAATTACAAAGGGAGAAAAAAACGATGAACGCACCAAAAAAACGCACAAACAAGACAATATTTCAGAAATTATTAATATTTCAAAATGAAATTTTTGTTTTTTTAATTACATCGATTTTATTCTTGTCGTTTTCGCTTTTTAACAACATAAACGAATCTTCGCAGAATCTTATTTTAATGCAAGATAATCATAATCTGATGATTAAAAATCTTAATTTAAAAGCTCTAAATGACGGGCAAAAAGATTTGATATACAAACAACAACAGTATCTCATCGAACTCGAAAAGTTCAGAGACGCGATGCTAAAAGGGAACTATACGCAAAATGAAAAAACTAAACAAAGAGAATTTGAAGTGGTGGGGTTCGCAGAGAAATGAAACTTGGGCGACTAAAGTAAATGGCGAATGGTGGATTTTTAAAAACGAAAAACAAAACAAAACCAAGACCCCCGAAAAACGCAAACAAAAACAACAACGCAGCGGAAAAATACTTAATTACTGTCTTTTTTACCTTTTTGGTTTTGTGGGCGGAGTTAGCTTTTTGCCGATTGTTTTCTTGGTATTGAATTATGCAAAATAAAAAAGTGAGATTAATTTTTTTAATTTTGGCTTTATTGGTGTCTTGTGGCTGCAATATAATAAGCTACAAAAATATCAATAAAGACGAAAAAGGATATTTTACAGCGCACTATAATTCTTGTGGTCCAGCGGCATTAGATAAAGCTTTGTTCGAAGTAAATCAAAGTTCGAACACAAGAGAAATATCTAGAAATATTCAAGACGGCGGTAATAATCTTAGATTTTTTCTTGCTCTTTGTCATCCTGAGTTAATTGAAATAACTTTACCCCACGAAATGCAGAAGGTCGCCGCAAAGTACGGTTTTCAAACAAAGACAACAAAAAGCCTTGAAAATTTAAAAGAAACTGATATTGCTCTAATATTAGTATCTAATAAAACTTATACTAAATGTCATTGGCTTTGTTTTCCTGTTGATCAAAAGATAAAGACTTTCTTTGGGGAGGGGACTAGAATTCATAAAATTTTTCTTCTAAAAAAGGTTGACTGAAAAGCAAAAACGTGCTAGTATAGTCTTGAACCTTCAGGTTCGTTGTATTATGAAGACTACATTACTAGTTACACTAGTCGCCGTTTCTACGGCATTCGCTGGCGAAAGACAAGTTCTTTCGGTTAAGAACAAGGCTGTTAATTTGGATTTGAGTCCTGTTTTGACAGCCAATCAACCCCTACCAACATTAAAGACTTATAACGGCAAAAAAGTTTTGCACGGTCAAGTCGATAGTGGAGTTAAAATTTCTACTCCGGTTTTAGAAACTGGCGTTGGAATCGGAACTCTAAATGTTGGAGGAGATACAATCGGCGCGTCGATTGGTCAAAAAACTGGGGTAAACCTTGGGCCATTGGCTGTTAGCCAAGAACTACCTTCTGTTGGAGTTGGTTCAAACGCTAACAAAGATGGGTGGCTTGGGCTGTCTTATAATAAGGGTAAGTTGTCTTTGACGGTTCCCCTTATTAAAGTTGGTTTGCCATTGCCCAACGTTTCGTTGAAAAAGAAGGAGTAATTACTTAAAAAATTACTTTTCTCGCCCGCTCCGTAAAAAGAGCGGGTTTTTTTTATAAAAATGAGTTTTTAAAGTGTATACTATATTAGCCGATGTCGCAAAAACATTTAAACGAAGATTATATTATAGCTTCCTCTGCTAGAGCATTTAAATTGCTCAAGGCAAAAATGTCTACTCATAAGAAGAAATTGCTAAACAGAGTCTCTCTTTCTGA